CTTTTCTGTTGCAACAAGTTTAGGTGAGGTTACAGTTACGACATGAGTTTTTCTTACGGAACATTAAAAACAGCAATACAGGATTACTTGGAGGTATCGGAAACTACCTTTACCAATCAATTACCGACTTTTATAAAAGAGTCCGAAGATAGGATATTTTCATTCGTGCAGTTACCCGATCAAAGAAAAAACGTACAAGGTAATTTATCTGCAAATAACAGGTTTTTAGCAACTCCTACGGATTTTTATGCTCCCATGAGTTTGGCCATTATAAATTCTAATAGTTACGATTATCTTGATTACAAACACCCGTCGTTTATCAAAGAATTTTCACCTGGAACAACACAGGGCACACCTAAATATTATTCTTTATTTGATGAAACTTCTTTTGAAATTTCACCAATACCGGATGCAGCCTACACTGTAGAGTTGCACTATTTAAACAAACCAGTCTCTTTAACCAATGGTAGTGACAGTGGGACGACGACGTTATCTTCGGATTACGCAGATGCGTTGTTGTACGGAGCTTTAGTAGAAGGAGCAATCTTTCTCAAAGAGCCGCCCGAAATCGTTGCTCAGTTTGAGGGGCGATTCAAGGAGGCGATAGCTCGTATGAAAAATATATCAGAAGGTCGTGGCACACGCGACGAGTATAGATACGATTCTGTCCGCATTAGCGTGACTTAATGGTATTAGAACATTTAGAAGGTAAAACAGTAGCACTAATTGGCTTGGGTGTGTCACAAGTCGATTTTGCAATAGGACTCGAAAACTCAAGAGAATGGGACGAAATATGGTGTATTAATTCAGCTGGTTTGGTTTATCCGGCTGATAGGATTTTTGCATTAGATCCAGCAAGTAGATTTTTTGACTCAGATGATGCGGGCAAGCAAACCAAAGCGATGATAAAACTCATGTCTGAATCTGATGTGCCAATATACACTTGTGAAGAAGATCCTAGAATAAAAAATCCAGTCAGATATCCTGTAGAAGAGGTATGCAACGCTACAAAATGCGCTTACATGAACAATACAGTAGCGTTTGCTATAGCATACGCTTTGTATAACAAAGTGGCTAGAATAGATTTGTTTGGTATAGATTTTTCTTACAAAGAAAATATGCACTTTGCGGAAGCGGGTAGAGCTTGTGTTGAGTTCTGGATAAGTAAATGTATGAGCGAGGACATTATTGTAGGTATAAGTGGTAGATCTACTGTTTTAGATTCCAATGTGCCAGCAACGGAAAAACTGTATGGCTTTCACAGACTAGACAAACCTTTGGTTGCAGTGCCCCATGAGGGCAGATTTATCATTGGGCCTTTTGATGAAATCAATAATCAATTAGAGGAATACGGCTTAAAAATAAACGAAGATGTAGTGCCTCCAGAGCCTTATAAGGGGTAATTATGACAAACCAAGGTGATTTTGTATTAGGTAATATCGAAGTACACTCCACAAAAAATAAAGGACACGATCCTGAGTTTTGGGCAGCGCAAGCTACAAAAAAAATTGTTAGCATATCGGATAACGCACCAGAACATATAAAGCAACAAGCTCTAGCTTTCCAAAACCAAGTTTATACTGTAATCTTATATACTATTAAAAACGCGATTAAGTCGCAAAATACGACTTACTCGAATATACTAAGTGAACAAGGCCATGAAGACATGGCTAAAATATTGAGGGAGCTATAATGGCAATATCATCGGCAATATGCACAAGTTTCAAACAAGAGTTGCTTGTTGAAGGACACAATTTTACGAATGGAGCAGACTCATTCAAACTAGCACTTTACACGAGTTCAGCTACTTTGGGTGCTACTACAACTGCGTTTGTAACCACAGGTCAAGCATCTGGTACTAACTATAGTTCTGGTGGAAGCGCTCTTACGAATGTTACACCATCAACATCTGGCACTACAGCCATAGTGGATTTTGCAGATTTAACTTTTGGCACTGCAACAATAACGGCCAGAGGTTGTCTAATTTATAACACAACCAACTCTAACAAAGCGGTTTGTGCCATAGATTTCGGTGGTGATAAAACATCAACAGCTGGAGACTTTACAATCGTATTTCCAGCTGCAACGGCTACTGGAGCTATTATAAGATTAGCTTAGAGCGCATTGAGATATGCTAGAATTTATCTATGCCTCTAACCAAACTAAATTTTAAACCCGGAATCAACAAGGAAGAAACCGACTACTCCAATGAGGGAGGTTGGGTTGACGGCGATAAGATACGCTTTAGAAAAGGTCGGGTAGAAAAAATTGGTGGTTGGGAAAAATTCTCACCCTCTTCTATTATAGGCTCGGCAAGAGCACTACACTCCTGGATCTCTCTCGAAGGAACTAAGTATTTGGGAATCGGAACTACAAACAAATACTATATAGAGGAGGGTGGCACTTACAATGATGTCACTCCAATAAGAACAACTACTACAAACTCTACCACATTCGCCGCAACAAACGGATCTTCAACTCTTACAGTCACAGACAATGGCCATGGTGCCGTAAATGGAGATTTTGTGACATTTTCGAGTGCTGTGTCATTGGGCGGTAATGTAACGGCGGCTGTGCTTAATCAAGAATATCAAATAGATACAGTAACGGGAACTAACACTTATACTATAACAGCAAAAGACACTGCTGGAACGACTGTAACTGCTAACGCAAGTGACTCTGGTAATGGCGGATCTGCTACAGACTCGGTTTATCAGATTAACTCTGGAACAGAATTTTTTGTTGCCGCTACTGGTTGGGGTGTCGGGACATGGGGAGCTGGTGGCTGGGGTTCTTCAACGTCTCTGTCTGCTGTAAATCAGTTGCGTTTGTGGACACACGATAACTTTGGCGAAGATTTGATAATTAATGTTAGAGGTGGCGGTATATTTAGATGGAGAGAAAGCGATGGCACCTCTACAAGAGCCGTAGCCTTATCTGGCATCACAGGTGCAAATTTAGTGCCAACTGTAGGCTTACAAGTAATAACATCAGAGACAGACAGGCATCTGATAGTATTAGGAGCTGATCCTATTAGCGGTAGCTCTAGGACTGGCACTGTAGATCCTATGTTGATTGCATTTAGTGACCAAGAAAACGCACTGGATTTTGAGCCACTTACCACCAATACGGCTGGATCTTTAAGATTATCTTCGGGATCTGCAATCATAGGTGGCCTTAAATCGAGACAGGAGATATTGGTGTGGACAGATACCTCGCTTTACTCAATGAATTTTATTGGTCCACCTCTCACGTTTGCAATAAATCTTATCAATGAAGGAGCTGGTTTGTTAGGCCCCAAGGCCGCTGTAAGCAGTCCTAGAGGTGTCTTTTTCATGTCCAAAAAAGGATTTTACTTTTATAACGGAGCTGTTCAGAAACTACCTTGTTCTGTTCAAGACTATGTATTCTCAGATCTTGACGAATCTCAAGCGTTTAAATGTTTCGCTGGATTGAATGAGGAGTTTTCTGAGGTATGGTTTTTTTACCCTTCATTGGCGGACAATGAAAATGAGATATCCAGATATGTAATTTACAACTACGAAGAGAATAGCTGGAGCATAGGATCTTTAGAAAGATATAGTTGGCTTGCGGCTGGGGTGTTAGATAAACCTCTAGCAGCTGGTGAAGACTCTACAACTAAATACATCTACGAACACGAAAAAGGTTTTAATAATGACACAGGCGCTATGGATGGTGTCTTTGTGGAGTCTGCTGATATTGATGTTGGTGATGGTGATAACTTTGTTTTTTTGAAACGAGTGTTGCCTGATATATTGTTTGTAAATGATTTAGGAACCAGCCAAAACCCAGCTATCAATATAGTGGTGAAGAGGAGAGATTTCAGCAATCAAACTCTATCTACAGACTCAACCACACAAATAACAGCCAGCAGTACGTTTGGCTCGCTCCGATCTCGTACTAGGCAGTTTGTTTTGCGGTTTGAATCCGACGACGACAATACCGAAACTGATCGTAAAAATTACAAGTGGAGGCTGGGAAACACAAGGGTAGAAGTCCAACCATCTGGTAGAAGATAGGTGAGTAAACTACTGCAAACAAGACTTCCTTTAGCCGAAGGTCAAACTGTTAGTGCGGACACATTTAACCGATTAGTTAGAATATTAGAGATTAACCTAGGCTCCGTTGATCCAGATGCTATACAAGTCTTCAATTCAACAGAGATTAGCGAATTGCAATTTGCAACAGGAGCGATTATATTTAACTCTACAACAGAGGTTCACCAAGCGTTTGATGGCACTGAATTTAGGAACCTATACGAACATCAAACTTACTTGACTGGATTGTCTGCTACAATGAGTATAGGAACAGTAACAGTGAGTACGCCATGAGTGCATTAGAAGACAGTTTAAGAGCAGTATATAAATTACCACCACTGAGCGGCGCGACAGCTCTTACAGACTTGCCGCCTAAAACAATTACAAAACCAATAAACCCTTTAAGTCCGTTAGACAGGTTAAGACAACCTCCGATTGAAATGCCAACCCCAACCATGATGGATGGATCACCAATACCAGAGGGCATGACCATAAATCCTATAAAGACAATGGAATACAGGGATGCAAACCTAAATGGTATTGAGGATAGAACAGAGGGACTTTACTTGCCTCGTGACCTTGTGCCAGAGTCAACTTTATCAAGACAACCCATCGAATTAGAGGGCGGTATGGTACAGCCAAGTATGCCAGCACCTATGCCGTCGTTAGGTCCTTTAGGTGAAGAGGATCCAGAGGCACAAAAAACTTTGCGTGGACTTTTAGAGCAAGCGTCAGCAAGGAGCCAAGCGCCTTTAGGTGAGCTCACCAATACCTTACAAGCAGCTGGCACAGGTGAAGACACAATATTAGCTCACTTAACTCCTGGTGAAATTATTTTAGCTCCTCAGTTCATGGAAGATCCTGAGTTCGAGGCCGCAGTAGAAAGAAAGTTTGTAGAGAGCGGTTTGGATCCAGAGGCTTATGTAGCCGGTTCAGGTATTGCAAACTTGAATCCACAAACTGGCGCACCAGAGTATGGTTTCTTCAAAAAGATTGGAAAAAAATTAAAAAAGGTAGTAAAAAAAGTAGCTCCTGTTGCTATGTTTATACCTGGTGTTGGTACAGCATTAGGAGCTGCTTTAGGTGGCATAGGAGGTTTGGCCGGATCAGCTTTAACTAAAGTAGGTTTGGGCGGAGTAGCAAGCACGTTAGGAAGTGCAGCAAGCACCGCTCTAGGTGGTATAGCAAAACTAGGCATACCTGGCATATCTCCCATTGCTGGCGGAACAGCTGGAGGTTTTGGAAGTATAGCCGATGCCTTGACCACTAAATCAGGTTTACTTGGTGGCGGTATGTTTGGTCAAACAGGATCAACTTTTATGGGAGGTCCGGAAGCTGGCAAAGGTTTTGCGAATCGATTGGGACTAGGTAGCGGTACTGCAAGCCAAGTAGAGGCTTTTCAAAAGGCACAACAAGCACAACAAGTTTTAGCTGGTTTAACGCCAGAAGAAATGGCAGCTATGGATCAACAACAGTTACAGAATTTGCGTAACATCGCAGCTGGTGGTGGTAGCACAGGATTTACAAGCAACATATCTAGTCTTTTTGGCGGCGGCGGAGGCGGTTTTGGAGCTGGTGGTGGCGGAGGTGGACTCTTCGGCGGCGGCGGAGGCGGCGGCGGTATGTTTGGCGGTTTAGGTAACTTCGCTAAAATGGCTGGTATCGGAGCGTTATCTGCTGGTCTAGGTAAACTTGCGTATGAAGATGCACAAAGACAAAGAGGCGTTGGATTAACACCATTGGTTACTATGAGTCCAACTGGTAGATATAATATAGAAGCTGAGATAGCTAGAAGAATGGGCCAAGCAAGACCTAACCCAGTTGAGTTTGGTTTATTGCCAGAGGGCACTATTCCTGAGCTATCTGGTGGAAAACCAATAGAGGCATCATTAGGCGGTGCTATAGAAGAATTAGAAGGCGGTATGGCTAGAGGTATGCAAGAAGGCGGAGAAATGGCTAGTCGATCCGCAGCTAAAGGAGCGCCTCCTGAGTTGTTACCTAAAATTGCTGAGAATGTTGTCAAAAGTTTAAATGAGCGTGATGTGGCAGCGTTTACAGACGAAGAAGTGACTGTGGAAATTATGAGACAATTAATGCCATACACAGGAAACACTATGTCACGAAGCGAGATAGATGCTGTAAGATCTATGATGAATAAAATGTACGCCCCTAAATCAGAAGGAATAGGATCTATTATGTCTATGATGGGCCGTTCTATGATGGGCCGTACCCCGGTTATGGCTTTTGCACAAGGCGGAGCTGTAGCCATGCAAGAAGGCGGAGAAATGGATCCGAGCCAGTTTCCTAGAATGGATGGCGATATAAATGGTCCTGGGACAGAACAAAGTGACGATATACCCGCTATGCTATCAGATGGCGAGTTCGTAATGACGGCAAGAGCGGTTAGGGGAGCTGGTTCTTATGAAATGAAAACAGAACCAGGTGGAATAATTAACTTAGTACCTAGTTTAGAAGAGGATAGGGAAAGAGGCATGGACGTTATGTATAAGGTTATGGACACCTTTAGCGGTCAAGCTCAACCCTCATAAAATATGATTACAGGGCAATCTCCAATGAATATGGGCGGCATATCACCTATGCTACCTAATGCGCCGTATGTCGGTAGTGTCAAGCAAGTAGCGTCTGGCTTAGATCCTTTAACCGAACAATTACTGTTTGGCATAGGTGGTCGAGGCGGGTTTATTCCTGGTGCGTTGCGAGCTGCTGAAAGGACCTTTTTTGATGAACAAGGAAGGCCGATAGTAATAGAAGAAAAAGTTGCTGGTTTAACTCCCGACCAACAAAGAGCGCAAGAGTTAGCTAGACAAGGTATTGGTTTACAAGATCGTTTTATTAGAGGCGCTGAGGGCGCTTTCGGTTCTGGAATACAGGCCTTGAGATCTGGCGTTGGAGATTTAAGAACAGGCCTTGGTGAGTCAGCAAATATTTTGCGAGGCACCATAGGAGGTTACGATCCTAGTATGACTGGCAGATTTTTTAATCCTTTTGAAGATCGTGTAGTCCAGCAAACCATAGACGACATTATGGAGGCTGGAGCTAGACAAGATATCGCTGCTAGAGCTGGTGATATTGGTAGAGGTGGTTTGTCAGCTTTTGGCTCCAGAGCGCGTCTAGGAGCCACAGAGAGACAAGAAGCTCTAGGTAGGGGTTTAGCTGAGGCTTTGGGCGGAATACGCGCTAGAGGTTTCTCTGAGGCCCAACAAACAGGTTTAGGTGAGTTTGCAAGACAAAGGGCGGCAGAAAGAGCTGCGGCCTCTGGATTAGCTGGCTTGGCGGGACAAAGATTCCAAGGACAACAAGCTCTACAAACAGGACAATTTGGTTTAGGTGCCGCCTTGCAAGGTTTAGGAACACAAGCGCAAGGAGCTAGAGCCGCAGACATAGCACAGCTCTATGGCATGGGAACGCAACAACAAGCTCTGAACCAAGCACAACTAGACGCACAAAGACGAAACTTACTGGCCGCACAACAAGCACCTCTAGCTCAGTTCCAAGCGGCGGCTCCGTTTGTAAGCATGGCTCCAGCTGGACAGTTCCAAACTATCACAGACTTTGCACCGCGGCCTAGTGCTACGCAGATAGGAATAGGCACAGGATTATCTACCCTTGGAGCATTAGGAAACCTATATAGTGGAAAAGGCTAATGACGATTACAAGGGCACAGATACCTGAGCAGATAGATGTATTTGAAAATGGTGGGGAGGCAAGCACTCTTTCCTCTTTAACTCCAGAGGACATAATCAACTTGTATGGTTCGGTTGAATCTGCACCTGTAACAGCAGCAGACATACAGGCCCAACAAGCACAATTAACTGGTTTATTTCCACAACCCAGAGAAGCGAACTTTTTTGATTTAGCCTCAGAAGTAGGTGCTGGGTTAGTTGCCGGCGCAGCGGCACCAGGAGGATTTGGGGTGGGTTTGACAGCTGGTTTACAGTCATTTAATGAAAAAGCAAAAAAAATACAGGCTGAAAAGGATTCTATAAAACAACAAATGGCTATGCTTGCGTATCAACAAGTAGAGGCCAAAAGAAAAGAGCAAGTTGAAACTTCCAATGAAATTTTAAAAATGCAATTCAAGGCAGCCTTAGAGGGCAACCAAGGCGTGGATTTTGGTGGCTCAGAAAGAGGTAAGGCTTTATCTTTCATAGCGGCAGCAGAACGAAATCCATCGATAAAAACTATACCTGATCCAAACAATCCTGGACAAATGATTCCTAATCCAGATTACACTATAGCGGTTATGATTGCTAAACAAGAAAGAGTTATAAACACAGATCAAGGATC